TCCCACGCCATCCACTTACCGACAGCGCCCATGTAGATATTGAAATTGGGGTCAGCCTTCTGGAGACGCTTTGCACGCGCAGAAGCCTCCACATCCGAGGAAAAGACGCCGCGCACCTTAATTCCCCGAATGGTCGTGCGGAAATCGTTCATCTTGAAGAACTCATCCTCTAACTTCGCCCCATTCTTGAAGACAAAGGTCTCATAGTCATCCTTTAGAGTTGCCTCACCAATTTCACGAGTATTCTTGCGCACATACTGCTGGAATTCCTCAACGAGTGTATCAACCCGCAGAATGTTGCTACGAACCTCTACGGCAGCACCGCTCAAATCCTGCTTATCCAACTTACCGGCAATCCCCTCTAACTTGGCATTCAGCCCATTCACCTGCTCCGCCAGCCATGCCTCCAGGCGAGAGGTGCGCCACTGAATCGCGTAATCCTTGAGAAACTGCTGGAAGAAGAAGACATCCTTATTCTTCAGAATTTTCTCAGGAGACAGGAAACTCAGAAGGACAAACTTCTGGCTGCTAATCTCAGGATCCTCCGTCAAAAAGTCTTCCTCGGCTTCAACTTCACGCTTGGACATTTCTAAGTCTGTAGAACTCCTCGCTTTTAAACATCTAAGGCAAAACGCAGATTGTCCTCTGCGCGCCGAAAAATTCTATGGACGGTATATAGATAAAATGGACGTTAACGACCTCCTGACCCGTGTGATTAAGTATGTTGTGGAAGGTGTGGCGGTTGCTCTGGCGCTGGTCTTCATCCCCCGGAAGAGCCTGCCTCTGGATGAGATCCTGACGGTGACGATTGCGGCTGCGGCTGTCTTTGCGGTGCTCGATATCTTCAGCCCCAGCATCGGCGTGACGGCGCGCCAGGGTGCGGGCTTCGGTATCGGCGCCAACCTGGTCGGCTTCCCCAGATAAACTCTAAACTCTTAGGGAATTTGTAAAAAGATAATGCCTGATTTATTATAATCATGTACTATCTTACACACGCTTCTGATTCTCCAAGAAATGCTTGCGACACATAGGCTCATACATATCTGCTCCGCCGACATGGACTTGTCCCTGCTTTGTCCCCCTGACTAGAGCACTAAAGAGTGCGGCCTTCCCATCACCACACCTCTTACACAGCGCAGAGAGGCGAATGACTTCATCCGCTAGAGGAAGAACTTCTAGAATTTGGCCAAAGGGTTTCCTATCTGAATCTCCATCCAGTCCAACAACCACAACCTCCTTTCCATCCCTTTCTACCGCTTTTAGCACAAATGCGTACAAGTCAGGAAAGAATTGAGCTTCTTCAATCACCACTAGCTTCGCCTCATTGTAGCGGTCAGTACCGATTGCCTCCTCAAGGCGCATAATTCCACAGGCATCCATTCCCGCATGGTCATGCGTCATAATCTGGGTACCAGAAGACTCATACCGAACATCAATGCGGTTTGTAAGAACAAGGTGTTTCCAGCCGAGAATCTCGGCACGACGCACCTTCTGGAGAATGGCTGAGGATTTCCCAGCAAACATGGGGCCAATAATGAGAGTTAGAGACATTCTTGGGTTGTGTCAAAGGGACTTGCCTGGAGGGCGGGGCGGGGCAGTCAACTTTTTAGATACTGCGGATGAATTCCCAACGCAAATCCTCGCAGATTTTCTGCCAGATTTTATCCTGGTTGTAGAGCTTGTCGCGATTCTTTAACAGAGGAAAACACTGTAAATACTCATCGAGCTCTAGGAGTTGGCAAAACTTATACAATACATAGGAATATGACAAGAAATTGCTACGATTCTTAGGACAATGTTTAATAAAACTACTCTGGATTTCCTTGAACATAAACCTGAGTTTCTCTTCAATTTCTCGGCTCATCACGGGCGCAGTCTTACCATTAATACGATTCAAGATATATGGCACATGCTCATAGAAATTCGTGTATTTCAGCTTCTTCAGAATTTCACGAATTTTCGCAGGTTTTATACTATCCACGTTGGTAATTCTCTCCTTTCGTAACTCTTCCAAAATGGCCTGGAAAACATCCTCAGGGATTTCAGTCGATTCCTTAGCCTGGAATTGTGCTAGCCACTCATTGAAATGGTTAATACGCTTATAAGCATAATAGGTTACTTCGCGCGGTGGGTCTTTGTAAGAGGGTTTATCAGAATCAATGAGTACAAATTCTTGCTCTCCACAGCATTCGCAGAAAAATAGAGCTTCATTCGCACTAAATGTCATCTCTTTATCACACTTCTCGCAAATGCCATAGGGGTCTTCAAACGTTGTAGAGCTCTGTCTCGCGTGTTCAGGGTCAACTTTCTGGAGATACTGCTCGAGCAATTCCTCGCGACCCTCTTTTACAGGGGCTTGGGATTTTGATTGAGGAGAAGGTACCTCTTCTAATCCTTTGTTTAAAGCGGCCAATACGCTACCAGGTTTTGCCTTCATGATACGCGGCTGTGCTTGTACAGTTCCTTTCTGGATTTTCTCCTGAAGATCATAATATTTGAAAAGAATATCCCCAGTGTCAAAGAAATAATCATAGAGTGGCCTATCTGCTCGCCAGTCATCACGCTTCTTCTTTACCTCCTCTAACATATCCTCAAGCTTTGTTTTTTGGATAATATCGGTACATTCTTCAATTTGCTGCTGAAGGCTTTGAATTTCTTGTTGAAGCGCCTGGGAATTATCCTTTTCCTGCTGGAGCTGGTTAATTTGAATTTGATGAAGGTTATCTAAAGTTGTTCTGGCTTCAGGGTTTGACCGCTTGGTCTGTTTTATATTAAAATAGGCCTTGTCCGTCATCTATGAAGGAAATGGGTAGTAGTTTAAGTGTGGTAAAGTTGAATATGTAGATGCTCTCTAGCATAGTATAGGTAATTATGAAATATACTAAAGAACTTCTTGAGGAAATTCTTAAGGGAGGCGGTGTTACTGTGTTAGAGGAGTATTCGCGGTGGAATCAAAGAATGCGCGTCCGATTTCGGTGCGAATGTGGCGTGGAAACAAGTAAACGGTTTGAGATGCTGAATGTTCACAGACTACCTTATTGTGATAAATGTTCTTTAAAAAAGAAGGAACAAAGAAGACAAAAAACTAATATAGATAAATATGGTGTAACAAATGCTGTAGCACATCCTGACATCATTCAAAAGATAAAACATACAAATGCTATAAAGTTTGGTGGACATCCAAAGAGAACAACAGAAGTTCAAGAAAAATGGGTAGCAACATGTCTTGAAAAATATGGAGGTCATCCGAATCAGAATAGAGAAGTCCAAACAAAATCAGAATTTAAAGGATATCACTATAAGAATTATACATTTCCCAGTGGCAAAGTTGTAAAAGTTCAAGGCTATGAACCTTTAGCATTAGAACAATTAATACAAAAATGTGTAAAAGAGGAAGATATAGTTGTAGGAAAGGCAAATGTTCCAACTGGCTACATGATAAGAAACATGTATATTTCCCAGATATCTATTTATCATGTGAACATAAGTTAATTGAAGTAAAATCAGAATGGTCTCTAAAATTTCCAACGAATATACAGGAGAAAGCCGAAGCAAGTATATGCGAAGGCTACTCTTATGAGATTTGGGTTTACAATGGGCTTAAGAAGTTTATAAAGAAAATGGTCTATCTCTTTGATGGCTCTGTAGAAGAGCTCCCGGCATGAATTTAAGAGGATAAAAATTTTCGCGTTTCGCCAAAATTTTTTTCTAAAACCATGATATAAAATGACAGGAGGCGGTCTTATGCAGCTCGTCGCTTACGGCGCTCAGGATGTCTATCTGACGGGCAACCCTCAGATCACTTTCTTCAAGGCGGTTTACCGTCGCCACACCAACTTCGCGATGGAGTCCATTGAGAATCCCTTCAACGGCAACCCTCGCTTCGGTAACCAGGTGACGTGCACGATCCAGCGCAACGGCGACTTGATCCACCGCATGTACCTCCAGGCCACGCTGCCCAGCGTGAAGCTCCAGGCCAGCGACGGCTCTGGTGCCCAGTTCCGCTGGCTCAACTGGATCGGCCACAACCTGATCGACTACGTTGAGCTCCAGATCGGTGGCCAGCGCATCGACAAGCACTACGGTGACTGGCTCCACATCTGGAATGAGCTCACCCAGGAGCCTGGCAAGCAGGCCGGCTACGCCAAGATGGTTGGCAACGTGCCCCACCTGACCAACCTGATCGTTCAGGGTGGCGAGGACTGCGACAACGCCTGCGCGGGCGGTGAGCCCAACTCCTCTGGCGAGCTGCTCGGCTGCACGCCCGAGTACACGCTGTATGTGCCCCTGCAGTTCTGGTTCTGCCGCAACCCTGGTCTGGCTCTGCCCCTGATCGCCCTCCAGTACCACGAGGTGCGCATCAACCTGCAGTTCAACGACCTCCAGAACCTCTGCTGGGACATCGCGCCCCAGAACGCCAACGTCCACGTCATCCGTGACCGCGTGAATGCGGCCAACCTGGTGGCGGCCTCCCTGTATGTGGACTACATCTACCTGGACACGGACGAGCGCCGCAAGTTCGCCCAGGTCTCCCACGAGTACCTCATCGATGTGCTGCAGTTCACGGGTGCGGAGTCCATCAACTCCAGCTCCAACAAGATCAAGCTGAACTTCAACCACCCCTGTAAGGAGCTTGTGTGGGTTGTCCAGCGTGACTCTTTTGTCAGCTGCGATGACAACGTGGTGAACCCCTGGAAGGGCCAGCAGCCTTTCAACTACTCCGATTGGTGGGACCGCTCCGCCCTGGAGTCTGGCTACTCCGTCACCCGCGTGGAGGGCATGGCGGGTGGCAACCCTGTCGTGACGGCGCTCATCCAGCTGAACGGCCACGACCGCTTCACGGTGCGTGAGGGTCGCTACTTCAACGAGGTGCAGCCCTACCAGCACCACACCAACGTGCCTGCCACGGGTATCAACGTGTACAGCTTTGCGCTGTCCCCTGAGCAGCACCAGCCCTCTGGCACGTGCAACTTGTCCCGCATTGATAACACCACGCTTCTGCTGACGGTGTCCAACAATGCGGTCGGCACGGCCACGAGCTCCCAGGTGCGCGTGTACGCCACCAACTACAACGTGCTGCGCGTGATGAGCGGCATGGGTGGCCTCGCCTACTCCAACTAAACACATTGGCTACTTGTTTACGTGTGTTTATTATTTGGTTGTAGCTAGGTAATTAGATAAATCAAAATCATTATTTCAAGATATTCTATATCGTGAAATAAGACATAAACTCCCTTTAACACAAAACCATATGGCCGCAAAACTTAACCCCCTCTCTAGAAACCCAGAGTTAGAGTTTAACAATGTCTCTCTTACACTTTCTAAAAATCCAGATGTGTATTCCTATGCCCAGACAACTGTAACATTTCTAGGAGTTGTTAGCGCCACTACTAGTTTAGAGGGCTGGCAAGATACACAAATGTACTATAGGCTCTGCTGTCTAAAAGATATCTCTGGACAAAGGTTTTTCCTAGGGAGTCGATGTGGCTATTTACATACCCCCCATATAAATGCTAGACACCCCTCGGCAGACCATCTCTACTGTACAACATGCTGGTCAAGTATCAACATTCCCTTTTACCTCTACTACCGACATTACGAAGATCATGTCATTTATCATATGCCTCCCTGTACCACTTGTGGGAAACGATTTCAGATATGGGACGCTGATGAATCTTTACGCCCAGACCATTCCTATTTATTTAGCGCGTTTAATCATCCTGGACTACTCGGCCAAGTAAAAGTTCTCTTAAATTCTTAGAATGGCATCTGGAGGCAGAGCAGAAGCTGTATTTCCCCTGACAAAAACACAACCGAATGCGGTATTTTCCTTTGGCAGATTTCAACCACCCACGGTAGGCCACGCGCTTTTAATTGACCAGGTTATAGACACCGCAAAGAAAAACTCTGCTGATGCGATTGTCTTTGTCTCTAGCACAGAGAATAAGCCTAGTTATGTGAAATCAAAAAAATCAGTGGAAATGATGGAATCAGGTGCTTTCACATCAGGGAAAGACAATGAAAACCCTCTCCCAGTGGCTATAAAAGTAGATGTTTTACAAAAGCAGCACTCTGGAAAACCTGTACAATTTGTCAATACAACCCTCTGTAACTGTAAAAGCATTATGCAAATTATCCCTGTTCTGAAAGAGAATGGGTACGAACAAATTACTATGATGGTAGGCTCAGACCGTGTGGAAGGATTTCAAGAGATGTTTAGTAAATACTTTCCTGATGTAAAAGTCGCTGGCATTGAACGCGTGGAAGCTGTGGCGAATGCGCGTTCCATGTCAGGGACTAAACTTCGTATTGCGGCAGTAAAAGAGGACTTCCCCACATTTAGGGATAATGTTGTGATGGGAGATTTTAATGAAGGGGGTGCTAAGGAGTTAATGAATATGGTACGAATTGGTCTAGGGTATCCGCCTGTGGCTGGGGGGCGGAGAAAAACTATAAAAAGGCGCAAAGTTATTCGTAGAAAATCTCGAGCGAGACGTCGCTAAATTTCCCCTTGAACCATTCTAGACATTTATCAAGACCTTTTCTACGTCGTGTAAGAGGGTCTCCATTCTGTTTCTTGGAGAACCACTTCCAGTGCCATTCAAAGGAGAGCGCCTGGTGATTATCTAGGAATCCACTCACATAACACACACGATACCACTCACCCCCTCTAACACCTCCCCCTCTAACACCGGTCGCCTTCGCTCCTCCCGAGAGTTCGCGATTGTGCTGAGCAAGACGTTTGTCTGGATTTACTGTCGCACCTATGTAGGTATTTATAGGTTCGGCTGTAGTTGCTAGACAATACACAACCCATGACATTCGTCTATCTAGCTTAATCCTTCATACTATCTTATTAGATGGAACGCTTTCCACGGGAAAAAAGATTAGGTTTAGGAGCAATTCTAATAGGAATAGCAGTCCTGGTCTGTGTATATCTTTTTACAGGTGGTGGCGGCGGCAGCACTCCGATGAAAGGGGGCGGGAGTGACGTTGGTGTGAGTAGTCTAGCAGAAGAAGTAATGAGC